GCTTCTGGCAAAACACATAGAGCGTAAAGGAGAGAGCCATGCCTGACCTTCAAACAGCGTTGAGCAAAGTACTCGACGAGTGGGCCAAAGATGACCAGCCCGTAACCCAATCACAACCACAACCCCAGGAGAAACAAACCATGACTTCAGTTACCTTCCCCATCACCACCAACGTATCACGCGCCACCTTCGACTTTGTGCGCGACAACCCAGGTCTGCACCACAACGAGGTCAAGCACAAGCTGATCGACAAAGGGTTCAAAGACAGCTCGGTGACTGCCCTCATCAGCCAGCTTCGCCGCTCAGGGCAGATCGCACGGCTGGCAGATGGTACGTACCACGCAACGGCCAAGGAGTACGTGCCGATCAAGCAGGTGTTCAAACTGGCGGTGAACAAGAGGACCGCAGCCAAGAAGGCCGCCAAGCCCGTAGCGAAACCCGCACCGAAGCCCGCAGTGAAAGCAACGGAGCCAAAGAGCGAAGGCATTGCCGCGCTGCAGCCCGTTGCTACCTTAGTGCCCGCACCAGCGCCTGTGTCAGCCCCTATCGTCGTCTCCAACGATGTCGAGTACATCCTCTCGACGCTGCCCATCAAGCAGGCCCGCTCGCTCTACGACGAGCTGCACAAAATCTTTGGGGTCAAGGCGTGAACGACCCGTTCGACTGGAGAAACTACAAGCCCCAGATCAGCATGCGTGATCTGGAGAAAGCGCGGCGCAACTCATACCAGATGACGCGCCACGTTAACGAGCAGCGCAAGAAGGGTATTGAGCCCAGTACCCTGTACAGCGAACGAACAGCACCATATCTGAGCGCAGCGCCCAAGGATATGGTGGTCGAGATGCCGGTGATGCCGGTGCACAAGAAGACATTGGAGCGACATGCAAGGGAGAAGAAATGAGCATCGAAACAATGCGTCAGGCGCTGGATGCGCTGGACGCCTATTCGTGGGAGCAGGTAAACGTAGCAAGAGCCGCCCTCCGCGCCGCCATTGAGCAAGCTGAGAAGCAACCAGCACAGCGCCAGTGGGTCGGGCTGACAGAGAAAGACTTCTCGGCGATTAACCAATCCTGCCTGACCAAACTTCAGGCCGCGACGAGCGCCGAGTCAATCCTCAAGGAGAAGAACACATGAGCAACGAATATGCTTTTCCCCACACCATCGAGCATCTGCACCAGCCGGTGACGGCGGGCATGACGCTGCGCGATTACTTTGCTGCAAGGGTGATGCAGGGGTTGTTAGCCACTGACATCGACTGCGGCCCGAAGTATGCCCAGATCATTGCTGACAACGCATACGGACTGGCCGACGCCATGCTCAAGGCAAGGGGGCAAGCATGAGCTGGAGACTTATTGGTTTCCCATCCGAGGCTGGCAATTTTGTACAACACATTGTGCCGGTAGCCGATCTACGCGAACACGAGCTGCTGCCAAGCTGCTGGTGTAACCCAGAAATTGACCCTGTTGATTTTCTTGCCATCCATAACAGCGCAGATAACCGCGAGGCATTTGAGCGCGGAGAAAGGAAACCATCATGAGCGGAGATCACAACATGCACCAGAAACTTTCAACAGCCGACTACCACGCTTGGCTGGACAGCCCATTGACCAAAGCCCTCAAGCAGTCGCACCAGACTGAGATAGATGCAATTGTGAAAGACTCTGACCGAGCGTTTGACCTGCTGCGCCGCGCAGAGACAGAGATGCGCTACGCAGGATGGAACAAGTACGAGACAGACAACAGCGCCCGCAACGGCGTGTACGAGCAGATCGTGGGGTTTTTGAAATGAAAGAAGACATCATCCGCATGGCGCTGGATGCTGGTATTTTGTGGTCGACAGATCAAGCCGCTACGCTTGAACGCTTTGCCGCCCTTGTCGCAGACCGCTGCGCCGAGATCGCTGAAGAGGCCGAGCCGTACCAAGCCGCTGATCTGATCCGCAAAGCGTTTGCCGTGGACCCCATGCCCTTGTTTTACGACTGGCCCGGAGGATGGAAAAAATGAAAGGCAGAGGTTACGACACACACTACAAGCAGACCCCGCCACCCATTGGCGGGTTTGTGGTTGAACGCGCTCAACTAACTACAGTTGCAAGAAATAAATCGAAGCTGCCGTTTAACTGTGATCACTGCGGCATACCCTTTGAAAAATATGCTTGCTGGGCAAAACGCTCAACACACCACTACTGTGGCCGCGCATGCGCTAACGCTGCGAGGTTGGTGCGTATCCCAAAAGAGTGTGTGGTGTGCAAAGCGGAAATGCTGCTGACGCCAGCCGATTACCCAAGATTGTCAGCCTGTTCAAAACTGTGTATGCGTAAGAGGAGAACATCAACAAACATAAACATGCGGTCGTCACCCGACTACAGAGCTATAGTCAATCGCTTGAAAAAGAACGCGGTGTGTGCGGTGTGCGAAACAACAAAAGGTCCTTGGATTGTGCGGGGCACAAAGCTGTGGGTACAAGACGGTCTTTCTTGCGCGGATGGGACCGACGCTTATCTGGTGTGCAGGAATTGTCACTTGAAAGCCACGCAACCTCTGGCAAAAGCATCAACGTACATGACTGACAGATTCAAGTACTACAAGGAACGCGAATGAAGTGCCCACTGTGTGGAGGACCAACGGATGTCATGCAAACAAAATCAATCGACGGTGTCCCAATCAGACGCCGACACTGCTACAACGACCACACGTTCCAAACCAAGGAAGTCCCGATCAACGAACCCAAACCAAAGCGAAAACTTCGCACGAAGCTGGCCATTCCAGAGGGTGGACGGTAAGATGCTTGAGCGGGCGCACAAGCAAGCGCAGAAGCAGGCGATAGCCGACGCTGAGCCAGCGCCGTTCTAGGAGAGCACATGGCCGCCACGCCCGAGGTCAAAGTCAAAAAGCAAATCCGTAAACTGCTCGATGCAGCAGGCGCTTACTACGCCATGCCCATCGGCACAGGCTACGGCAACTCAGGCGTGCCCGACTTCGTCATCTGCCACAAAGGCCGCTTCATTGCGGTCGAGGCCAAGGCAGGCAGCAACAAACCAACCGCACTGCAAGAGCTGCATCTGGCACGCATCCGCGCCGCTGGCGGCATCGCCCTTGTCATCAACGAGACCAACATGGACACACTACAAAAGGAGTTGATATGAACACTATCACCACAAGCAAAGAGCAAGAGGCAGAGATCGAGCGCATCATTGCCAAGCTCGACGACGATGAGCGCATGCACCTGCGCTCTGTTTTCTACGCCCTCACCCGCTGCTACGACAAAGAAGGCACTGACTCTGCCGTGGTCATCTTCGGTACTGCCGACAGCGTTGAGTCGTTTGCAATGCTCAACTGCGACAGCATGGCAGCCGCACGGATGATGGAGGGCGCCAACGATTTTTTAGGATACCTCAACACAAAAGACGCACCACCAAAGGAGATGTTTAATTGAGTGCACCTTATCAACGCATCGTCAGCATTGACTTTGAAACGCGCTGGGACAAGCGCGACTACACACTATCGAAACTAACCACAGAGGAGTACATCCGTGACAAGCGGTTCAAGGCCTTTGGCGCTTGCATCCATGAGTATGGAGGAGACACCGCTATACAGTGGTATCGAGGAGATGAGCTTCCTAGAATCTTGGGGACTTACGACTGGAGCAAGACAGCCGCCCTCGCCCATAACGCACAGTTCGATGTTTCGATCCTTGAGTGGCGCTACGGCATACGGCCCGCGTTCATCTTCGACACCCTATCAATGGCGCGTGCTCTACGCGGCGTGGAGGTTGGCAATTCCCTCGCAAAACTCGCCAGCGATTTTGGTCTTCCCGAAAAAGGGCGAGCCGTACATTCGACGGACGGACTCGCAGAGATTGATAAAGATATGGAATCTGAGCTTGCCGATTACTGCAAGCACGACGTATATCTCTGCGAACGGATTTTCGAGCGGCTGGTTGAAAACTACCCCAAGTCGGAGCTTCGCCTCATCGACATGACCCTCAAGATGTACACCCGCCCGGTGTTGCAGCTTGACAGGACGATGCTGATCGAGGCGCTTACTGAGGAGGGCAAGCACCGTGAGGGGCTGCTGGCCAAGCTGGGGGTGGAGGAGTCGGAGCTTGCATCGAACCCTAAGTTTGCTGCGCTGCTGTGGGGCTTGGGCGTAGCCCCACCAAGGAAGGTCAGCAAGACCACGGGCCAACTGACGCTGGCCCTGGCCAAGAACGACGCCCTGTTCCAAGCACTGCTCAACGGTGAGAACGAGGATGTGGCCACCCTGTGCGAGGCCCGGCTCAAGGTCAAGTCCACCACCGAGCGCACCCGTGCGCAGCGGTTTCTGGACATCTCCCAGCGCGGCGCACTGCCCGTGCCCCTGTCCTACTACGGTGCCAAGTCGGGCCGGTGGACGGCGGCCAAGGGCTCGGCCATCAACATGCAGAACCTCAAACGCGGCAGCTTCCTGCGCAAGGCCATCATGGCCCCGGAGGGATACCAGCTTCTGGTGGGTGACCTTTCGCAGATCGAGCCCCGGGTGCTGGCGTGGCTGTCGGACTACGAGGAGTTGTTGAACATCTTCCGCTCGGGCCAGGATGCATACGCCCAGTTCGGTGCGCAGATGTTCGGCATCCCCGGCATGACCAAGGACAGCCACCCAGACCTGCGCCAGTCGGCCAAGAGCGCGTTGCTGGGGTGTGGGTATGGCCTGGGGTGGGCGAGCTTCGCCTCACAGCTTCTGGTGGGCTTCCTGGGCGCACCGCCCGTGCGCTATGACAAGGCGTTTGCCAAGAAGCTGGATGTGACAGCCGAGTACATCGAGCGGTTCATCGGCTGGGAGGACAACGTCAAGAAGCTCCAAGAGATTCCCCACACCTGCACCGAGCGGGAGCTGCTGGTGCACTGCGTGGCGGCCAAGAAGATCATCGACATCTACCGGGCCACGGCCCACCCCGTGGTGAGCTTCTGGGACATGTGTGACCGCTTACTAACTAAGTCCCTTGCCGGTGGCGAAGAGGTGGTGTATAAATGTCTAACGTTCCG